CTGCTTCGAGAGCGGGGACGGAAACTCCCGAGGCGCTATCTGGAAGCGTATATGTCCCATCCCCGTCACTATCGCTCCACGGTGAGAGAAGCTTGAGAGTTCCCGCGACCACCGCACTGTGCGTCTCTGTCTCCCGGTTGTAGACGACCGCCCCATCACCCAGGTTCGATGCTGCTTCCGCAGCTGCGTCTGCGTCGGGGAACGTCAGCGTCTCATCTGGAGCGACGAGCCGCCACTTTTCGCTTACAGTGTCTGCTCCTGTGTCGACCTCTCCGATCTTGAACGATGCAGCGGATGGCGGATCGCCAGTGGTGTTCGCGACGATCGAGCCCGAGTCGTCGTTGGCGACGTTCGCGTCCAGGAAGATGTGGTTGACTGTCCCGTCGTCGAGGGCGACCGTCTGCGAATCGATCTGGACCGCTACGACTGCGTCGGAGTACGTCTCCGGTGGGTCGATGTTGGGGTGGGCGGTCGTCATGGACCCGCGGTCGACAACAGCCTTCCCGCTACTGACCGCCACTTCTGGGACTGCATAATCTGGTGTGAGTCCGAGCCCCGAGATGATCTGGCTCGTCGCTGGATCTCCAGCGAGGAACGACCATATCGCGGCATCGGGCAAATCGCCGTGCTGAGGTATTGTTACGTCATCCATTGTTACTCGATGTGCTTGATATCAACCGGGATCGTGAACTCTTCTGTGTGGCCAGCATCGACAACGACTGCATTGAAGTTATCAACAAAGCCGAGCGTGCCGCCACCACCAGCGCCATTGAAGAACGCCCCTATCTCTGTGACAGGCGTTCCAGCGTCAACTTCGGTGCCTCCTTTGACTCGAATGATGAGCTCTGACTGTCCTGTTTGACCTGTCTCGATGAGCTCGACGTTCGAGTCAGTAACTGCTGATCGGTGCTCCTCGTTGTTGAGGCTCGTTGCGTCGTTGCCCTCACTACCGGTCCCGCTTCCAACCGCGATCGCGTCGATCACGGCGTCCACGTTCCCGATGATGAGGTCGCCGACGATTTCGAGTCCGTCGTTCGTTGTTGTCGTCATTTATTGTCCTCTGAGTATTGTTACGCAAGCGTGTCCATATCGGTCGTCGAGAGACCACCGAGTTCTCCTGCTGAGAGACCGCGAGTTGCCAGTGTGGCCGTCTGGGTAGAGCTCGGCGAGACACCGACCTCCGCGGCCGAGGCTCGCGTCATCACAGCCACAACGGTCCCACTGGCAGCCACGCCGACTGTCGCAGTTGACAGCTGTGTCATCGGCTTAACGACCGTGTCTCCCGGTGCGATACCGATTCTCGCAGCAGGAGCACGTCGTGTCGAGAGCAACCAACTGCTGCTCGATAGTGGGCCGAGATCGGCCGATGAGAGTCCAACTGCAGCAACCCGGCTTGTGGTATCTCCAGCGTCGACACCAATCGCCGCATCCGGAGACCGGTACATCTCTCGGACGAGTGTGTCTCCTGAATCTATCCCAATCGAGACATCTCCCGCCTCAAACGTCGCTTTTACCGCAACACCTGCAGCAGTCGTCGACTGTAACGATTCGTTGAGAGACTGTGGCCGGATTTCTGACTGCCCCATCACATCAGCAGATAGTCGCGGGTTGAGAGATGCCGCCTCATCGTCTGGTTCTCGGAGTTCGACGTCTTGTCGGTCGATATCCAGCAGTACCGTGATCACTTCACGGATCTCAGACAACGTGCCTGATGACAACTGCGAGCGGAGGGCGACTTTCACTCTCGCTCGGAACTCCACCAGCGGCTCGTTGGTTCGGCGTTCGAGGTCGAACCGCTTTGCCAGCCGTTCGAGTGAGGCTGCATCGGCTGTCTCGACGAACTTCGCGGCGCGGACCTGTTCCCGCACAGCTTCGAGCTCTTCGAACTCAGCAGCGAAGGCATCGAGCAGCGCGCTCCACTTCTCTCCGCCAGCGGAGTACGGCGTCTTGAGATTCGCCGCCAGTCGCTCGCGGGGAGTGCCATCGAGATTAGTTGACACTGATGGTCACCTCGTCTGTCCCGGTCATCGCTGCCTGATCGTCCGGTACGCTGATGTTCGACGTCGACGCCGGCGACGCCGCTGTGTCGATAGCCACGTCGGCCTCGATCACGCCCTGCTCCTCGAGGACGCGACGCTTGACCTGATCGTGGATGACGTCTTCACCAACACCGAGTCCGGGGTAGTTTACTCCGTCAGAGGCCACGCCACCGATGTAGCGGATCAGCCGGTCTTCGATGGACTCGCTGCCGTTGCTCGGGAACGTGTTCGAAGTCGTGAGAGTGGCGTCGACGTAGATCGTCTGCTTGGTAGCACGGTCGAAGTTCTCTGTCTTCGGGACACCGTCATCATCGGCAGTCCCCGACTCGGCACCGAAGGAGTCGAGACCGCCAGCTCGGGAATCCAAGATTGCCTGTGCGATATCGTCGTCCGGGACTCCAGGAGCGAGTACCGTCACACGCACCCCGAAGTCGCCGTTCGTGGAGTCGCGAACCTCTTCGACGGTGACCGACTCGATCCTGCTGTCGGCTTGAAAAACGGCAGCCTCGATGGCGCGCACAGTCGCGTTCCCGGCGGCTCCAATACTGTTCTGATATCGAAGCCTGAATTCGGGGTCGGTCTCGCGATCCCGACCGACTTGGAACCCTTCGTCCGGGTCTCCTGTCGGGAGCGGGTTTGTGACTGCGTCGACGCCGGCGACCGGAGAGTCGAACTCGGAGATCGCGCCAGCCGCCACGTTGGTTTCTTCGCCAAGCCACTGCTCATCAATACTTGTCTGCCACGGCTTGAGCGCCTCCACCGAAACGGTGACACTCGTCGACCCCTCTTCGAGGATGGCGTCCTCGGTCGTTTCGAACGGGATCGCCGGGCGTGACTGGGTCCGTGTTGTAGTCACGACCGTCCCAGCAGTGATATCGATATCGTCCGGCGCAGCGGTACCACGGCTGAACTCAACTTCACCGGTGGCCGACCGCTGCGGGAGCCGGTTGAATCCAGCGAGAGCCAGCTGCTTGGCGAGAGCCTCTCCCGATGCATCCTCGAAGAACGTCGAGAAATAGACCTCCTCGAGGGCCTGCCACTGCAGGGCGAACTCGAGGGACATCGTGTCGAGGATCTGTTTGAGTTCTGCGCCCTGACGGAGTTCGACGTCTTCGCCGAGTTTATTCTTCAGGTTACGCTCGCCGTCGCTCTCGACCTCGTCGACGTGCTTTCGACGAAACGACCCGTCTGGTTGGATTCCGTAGTCTGTTGGCATATTAGTTGACCTCCGCATCGAACGTCAGCCCCGGCCCATCTACCAGTGAGACGGTGACCCCGACGGTCCGGGAGCGGTTTGCATCGACGTCTCTGACGACTACCTCATCAACACGGTCGACCCGGTCGTCAGAGTTCAGGGCAATCCGCACCTCACGTTCGACTATCGCCGCTGGGGCACCGGCAGCAGCGAAGACGTCGAACCCGTGTTCGGGGTCGAATGGGTCCTCGCCACGGACCGTTTCCAGTGTGTTCTGTAGCTCTTGCTCGACGGCGTCGACGCCCTCAAGCCATACCGGTTCACCATTCTCGAACTCGATGTCGCCATCATCAGTCCGAGCAAGCGTGCGTCCGTATCTCATGATGCTGTCGTGTCGTCAGAGCCCGCACTGTCGATTGACACCGACCCACCGTTGCTGTCGGTCAGCTGTGCGTCTTCGGTCAACACCTTCGAGGCGTTGTTCGGATCTCCAATCGTGACGCTATCGGCGTTGATCGTCACACCGCCGTTCGTCCCGATCTCGACTCGAGTCCCGGAGTCGTGCTGGATGACGAAGCTATTGTTGCCATGAGTGGGGACAGTATCCTCGTCGAGCCAGAGCATCGGCATGAAAACCGCCGACTCCAGCTCGAAGCGAAGATCACTCTCTGGCGGCTGCTCTCCACGCTTCTGGATCTGCTTGTCGAGCGGTTCCTTTGCGTGGAAAATCAGACCCTCTGCACCCTGCTTGACCGGCACAATCACGCCGGATCCGTCGCCAGCCCAGATCGAGGCGACCGGGAC